AGTTGGATACAGAATATATAGCAATGCTGAATTAAGGGCGGCATTTTTTGCATCGGTTCCAACTACTGGCCCTTCCAAACTTGCTCCATTAGGATTGCTGTTTTGGAATTTCTTTGTTTATCTTCCAACTGCTCTTCTAACATTTGGAATACTTGTTGATGTTATTAATCAAGATTTTAGATATACAATTGCAACACTTATTGGATTAAGCGCTATGTTGCTTAATAAGATTTTTGGAATGGGAATGGATAAATGGAGTGGTAGATCATCAAATGTAGTGGGAGATGTCGTAACTGAGCTTACTGGTGCTGTTACTGCGCCACTTCCAACTAGTTATGCAAACTGTATAGTCCCTGGATTTGAAAGCATTGAATCAATTTATATGCCTCAAAGCATTCTTCTGACAACAACTATTTTTACATACTTTCTCTTTGATTTTGCAAGTACACGCGATAGTAGCAAAAATGCGAGTGCTGCTATTTTTATGTTAGGTTCTTTAGCAGCACAGACTGGAATTTTATATAAGAATGGATGTCTCGACAAGTATTGGATTACATCATATCCTCTAGCAAATGCATTGGTAGCCACAGTTGCAGGACTGACAGTAGGAGGATTTTCATATCTAATCGTAAAAAATTCGGCATCTGGGAAGCTCCCTTCTGCAATAAATGAGAATTTCAACGTAATAAAATCAGACAAACTTCCTGGAGTAGGAAAGTGTAAAAAGGGAGAAACGTGTGATGCACCGAGTGACAAAGAGCAAGATCAATTTGTCTGCGAAGCATATAAAAATGGTGAATTAATAACATCAACTATTGCCGAGTAGCATTTCTCAAAATACGATAATATCCCATCATGGCTGTTCCCGAATGTCTCTCAGTAGTGCTATCGGTTACCACAACTATGGTAGGAACAGCCGTAACTCCAAACTTCTTTGCAAGTTGTTCGGAATCATTGTGAGTGTCAACAGAATACCAATTAATGCTAGGAAATTCCTCCATCAAGTCCATGACTGCTGGCTTGATTACCTTGCATGGACCGCATGTAGGAGACCAAAAGTAGTATGCGCTCATTGTATTTACTAAGAGACTATAATTAAACCCTTTACTCTTACTCCATACATTGTAGAACGATGAAGCTTATGTTTAGTCAATTCATAACCAGACTTATCTATGGTTTTCTCAAATACCTTTATCAATGCAGATTTCAAAGCATCTTGATCTAGTTTTTCAATATTTTCTAGACACCATTCTTTTAATGTATTTCCTTCAACTGGAGCAGTAAAGAGAGTGAATGGAATTCCTTCTACAACAAGAGCAGAAGTATCTGTAATCACAGGTATCTCTGTTTCTGGATGAATTACTGCAGTTGCCATACGATCAACTACAGCATTATGTTTGCTGTGTTCATCGGTATTTTTAGTATGGGCTTCTACATGATGAAATACATATGTCTTAAAAGTTCGTAATCTTTCCACAGTTGACTGAATCAAGTCTCGATGAGCAACATCTCCTCCAGTAGTTGTCTTCCAATTTTTCTTTGCCCAACTTGAAACCCAAGTTGTTAAACAATTTTTAGAGTACATTGAATCAGTATAAACTTGAAGATTAATATTGGAAGCACCTTCTTTAAACTCGGAAATAGCTTTAACTGCTTCAGAAATACCCATCAACTCTCCTCTCTGATTTGTTTGAGGCCCGTCTGCAGGTACTCTTCCAGAATTAGATTTATCCTTAAATTCGGGAATCCAAAATGCCCACGAAGCTTGAGCTCCAGCTTTGCCATTTCTTGAACATGCTCCATCAGTATATACTCTCACCTCCATTCTTTAGTATTGGATTATGTATGTAAGTAGGCATTCGTTTTACTATACATCTGCTGTAGATAGCTGGTTGAATTTGGTTTGGATCTTCAATGTGAAACCATACACGACACTTAAATGATCTTTGTTCTAAAGACCGTCTCAACATTTGCTGACAAGAATATGTCAAAAATTCTGCATGAAGAATTAGTAGTATACGAAATCGCGTAGATCTTTTTGATGGGACTTGAACTATCCAGTTGTTAAACCACGGTGAGAATGTATCAACTGAGTTTAATAGAGCAGCATCTACTTCTGAGAATTCGCAAGTATTAGAATGAGCTAGTTTATACTCATTCCAAACTCGTAGTGTTTCAATATCATTCAACGGCTCAAAAAGCAAGTAATGAGGCGGAGGATACTCCATTCTAGTAAGTATATTACGCCTGTTTAGATGATTGAATTTTCTTAATCGGAATATCCGTTGATACAATGTACATGCTGTTTTCAGTTGCCACGATATAGCAAGTCTCACACTTAAAAACTTCCTGAATCGTTGACGTATACTCTTCATCAGACTTCACAAGAAACTTCTCAGTCTCACGAACTCCAATGCAGCACGTCTTATCGAGGCTGGAACGGTAGTAATCAAAATAAAGAGGTTTGTCATTGTCAATTGCGAGTTGAGCAGCTCTCAGGAGAACACTCGCAGGAGGTAGCGCCATTTATTAATTAATATCATTACTATCGAACGCATTTCAACGCATCTTCTGCCTTAAAGCGAGATCGCATACATAGACTCGGAAGTTCGGGGCGGGGAATAGCAAGAAACTTGGTGAGCGAATCTTTCAGAAGATTGCGAATATTGGTAGCTCCCTTTGGAAGAACGGCCCCTGATTCATAGAGAAAGTCAACAAAATGAGTAGTGTTTTCCTCTGTTTGAGGAGTCTTCGGCTGAACAGCTACTTCATTGAGATCCTCTATCACCTGTGAAAGAGATACATGAATGACATCCTCAGAAATTAGATCATGGCTGAAAAGCTGCGTCATGAACTTCGCATATCCACGGCGAATATCTTTTTGCTTCATCCACTTCACAATCTTGTTATCATAATCTTCCTCTCCAGAAACAGGAAACACCAGCGTTTCAGTCATGTTGTAAAGCTTGGGAAACATGTCAATTTGAACTTTCAAGTCCTCTTTGATATCTGGAACATCTGCTGCTAAATGCTTTGCACAGAGAGCCATAACATTTGCAAATACAAACTCATTAATTGCCTTGTTAAACAGAAGTGTTACAATTCGCAAACGAAATGGTTGATCGCGAGAGTTCAAAATTTCTACAACATCTTTGCACAACTTCTCGAGAGTAGCGGGAGCCAACTTATTGAATATCGAAAAGATCTCGCTGTAATCGGGATCATCATATTCCTTTACACGCCGAACACAATCTGTAATAGCGGACTCTCTCCAGTTCTCTGCCATAGGATTGCGTCGAGGATTATACCTTGCGGCAACTCGAACTGATTTATAAGCAGCAGGAGTGATTCGAAGCTTTGCGATGTTATCCTGGATAACATTTGATAGAGAAAGTCTTGTTCCAAAACGAACAGAGTAAACTTGAGAGACTGTTAGCATTGTAACTTTCTATATCTTACCCTGTGAAAAACGAATCCATTTCATAGAAAGGGTCTAAATAATATGGGAACGCCAATACAAATGGGATCAGACTTAGAAACCACAAAATTCCAATATTCTTGGATTTTGTGGTATCATGATCCATCCAATAAGAGCTATGCGCTCGAAAGCTACATCAAGATAGCAGATATCAATACTCCTCAGCAATTATGGAGTATCGTAGAATCAATTTCAAAGGAAGCATGGGAGTCTGGCATGTTCTTCTTCATGAGACGTGGTTTCAAGCCAATTTGGGATAGTCCAGAAAATGAAGCAGGCGGAGCTTGGTCAAAGAAGATCGAAGCTTCAACTGTACATAACACTTTTATAGACATGATGGTTCAATGCGTGACTGGAGAAATTCTTGTTACTCGCAAAGAGACTCTTGTCGGAATCACAATATCTCCGAAAGGACCGTTCTCAATTGTCAAAGTATGGAATACTACAACAGCAGTTTCTAATAACAGCTATTTCAATATGGAAATGCCTTATTTTAGAATCGGCGAAGATGTCACGTATACTGCTCACAAATCAAGACCCGCATAAATACAATGAAAACTAGAAAAGAAATACGAAACTTCCTAATCAACCAATTAGAAACCATTGTTAAGTTTTGTTATAGCTGGCTTTCTCAAAATGATGAAATTTTATCAAAAATAACATTTATTCTTCATATTCTATTAATAATTAGCATTTTTATGTTAATTTTTATTTCACATACAATTTATCCAGTATTTTGGTTTCAATCTTTAATATTTATAATAGTTTTTATAGTTTGGTTTCAACATTTATTCTTACATATGTGTGTATGTACGTCTCTTGAAATAAAGCTTGGCGGTAGAGATTCTCCAATAGCAGTAGATCCTCTTTTACATTTTTTTGGAATACCAATTTCTAGAGAGACTCGAATTGGAGTTACTCTTTTTATGACAAGTATGATGGCAATATTTTTAGGATTAGAATTAACAGCAAGAGGTGTATGTTATGCCAGAGAACAATATGGATTTTCAAATTGGGCTTAATTTTACGCTTAATAACTATAACTTCACTATCTAGACTTAATATAATGGATATCGTAGCTACATGTTTAAGTGGAATCATAGTAAAAATATACGATGATTTCACCGAAAATGGGATTATTCAAGAAGGATTTATAAAAGAATTGTTACACACTTTATCATGTTTTTTACTTGGAGCATCATCTATGGGGGACTTTACATATTCTTTGATGCAATATCTGATAAATTTATCAAGTCATTATGCTAATTCTGAAGCATTTTCACAATTAAAAGAAAAATCAATATTGTACATATATCCTATATTTTTATTGCTATCATCTTTATCAATACGAACACTTGATATAAGCGAAACTATTTTAATAATAGTATGTTGTATGATTTCATTTACAGAAGGCTATTCAATAAAAGAAGATGTTAGCTTGCGAAAATTTTTAATGAGAATAATATTTATTATATTGGTTATTATAACAGTAATTATATTAATATATTTTAATTGTTCAACATCCCTACTTAAGCTATTTTTATTTGGATTATTTTATTTATTAACTTCATGTGCATATCAATCATATGAATTATTCTTTAAACATCTACATGTTAGTGTTGATGAAACTATATTTAATCAACTTAAGTAGAACAAGGCATTACGCATAGTTTAATATCTCCCAAATTCGCAACAACATAACGAATCATTAGAAACCAGTCATTCTTCATATGGATTTCCAAGTTGTTACAGAGATTTGTACACTTGGTAAATAGAACCAAATGAGGCAGTGAATAGCTTCCCATAACAATATCATCATTTGCTTTGCGAGTAATACTAAACTCATTTTCACTTTCTCCCATAACCGTCGTACGTGTAGCAAAGTGTCCCTTACATCCAAAGGTCAAAGAAGATCCTACATTCTTAATTTCAACAGTCTTTGCTCCCAGTAAAGTCATATCGCGACAGATCTTCTGAAAGTCCAGAGAAGGCATGGTGATGTGTGAGCTAAACTCAGTTTCAGGTAGCTGAATATCAGGCTCATCGCGGTCCAACAAGTTCAGCTTATAGCGAGTCACCTGCTTCTTGTTACCATCTTCTAGCAGAATACCGAGAGCATTCTGATCAGCCTTATCAACAAAAAATGTAATTGTATCATCATTCGTAGCCGTTCTCACAATGCGATAGAGGTGATCAGTGTTAACTCCGATCACAAACTTAGGAGAGGTGTGATTATAGTTAAACTTCTCAAACTTGTCTGCATGCAGGCGAAGATGAACCAGAACAGTACGAGTATTGTCCATTGTTACCATGCGAATACCATCCTTATCAAAGATCAAATTAAGTTCAACTAGAATACACTTCAAGGCTTCTTTCAGTGTACGAATAGCTGCAGTTTGAACTGTTTTTGCCTCCACGATGTAGTCTGGCATTTCTTGAAATAAGAATGGCGCGTTTAAACTGTCTCCATCTAACCCATTCTTTTTCTCATTGTGTGAGCACGCTTCTTTGAAACGATTCGCCCATACTTATTCTTCTCTAGATCGTCTTTCGTAAGACCACCAACTGTCTTTTCGGCAGTATTATGCCAAACTTGGGCACGGCTTCCTACACGGCGAGTCTTATCAGGCATTTATTACACAATTGAGAGTATGTTTTTACACTCAATTGTGTTTTGATAATTAATTTATATTTACGCTTACTCTTACTACGCTTAGTTAGAGTACGCCAGGCCACCCATGCCAGACATCACGCGGAGCACGTTGTAGTTCAGGGCATACACGTGGACCTGGGCCGTACGGACACCAACCACCGTGTTGAGAGACACCGTGAGCTGGAGCGTCGCCTTGTCGATACGAGAGAAGTTGCACGTGCCTGAAGGCTGGTGCTCCTCGGGGCGGAGGGCAAAGCTGTAAACGTTGATACCCGTAGAAGGCGTGCGGCTGTGGTGCTGGAAGGGCTGCACCTTGTCGAAGTAGGAACCCTCGCGCTCCGTAAAGCGGTCCTGGCCGTTGAGCTGGAGCTTGGCAACCTCCACGGGGTTCTTGCCCTCGCAGCGGCAGCCAGAGTCCAGGATAACCTTGGCCAGCAGGTAGTTGACACCAGCATCGAGATCGGAGAGACCGCCATCGGAAAAGTCAGCACTTCTTCCGATTCCACCATTCGAATCCCAAACACCACTCTGATTCAGACCAAGAGGCATGCCACCAGGCGCCGAGGCAGGTACACCGCCACCAGCCGAGGGGACTGCACTTGCTACACCTGAAGGATTTGCAGCGCCAGCCGTCTGAGACAGGAGAGACATTATCATGCCGTCCGTCGCGAAGTCGTCCGTGAAGTTGAAGGGCTGAGAGCCGCCAACCGTCGCGAGCCAGGTTGACGTGGAGCAGTCAAGGAAGGAATCGCGCTGCACAACCCAGAGAAGCTCCTTCACGGGGTGGTTAAAGTTCAGCTGGATCTTGTTCGAGGATGACGTGATTGACTCTGCACCCGTGTACTGCACCTGCTCGATCAGGTACTCATGGCTCTGCTGGGCGAAGCGGCGGCGCTCCTCCGTGTCGAGGTAAACGTAGTCAACATAGAGAGAGGCAGCGGCAAGAGACTGTTGGGGGAGAGCGGCGGGCACTCCGAGAGTCGACTCGTAGTACTGGCAGTTCTGCCAGGCGCTGAAGTCAACATTCACGCGAACCTCGTGGTACTGGAGAGCGATGAGCGGGATGGCGACACCAGGGTTGCGGCAGAACCAGAACTGAAGAGGCACATACAGCGTCTTGGCGGGCGTACCAGAACGAGACACGCATGAGAGAGTCGTCTCAGACGCAGAGCAAGTAGCATCGAGCTGGAGGCCGTTGGCGCGCTTCATGAGCACCAGGTCATGCGTGTTACCGATGATCGAGTCGAGGGCCTTCACGTTACCAGCATCCGTCGCGAGCTGGGTCCAGATCTGCATCCACATGCCGTACTGGCGATCAATGCGCTGGCCACCAATCTCAATCTCAACCTGGTTGATCAGGCGGTGACCGATGTAGTTCAGCCAGCGGAAACCATCAGCATTAGTGTTGCCGACAGTCGTTCCAGAGGCACCGCTGCCAAGCTGAATCTGGGGCAGAACAACCTGCACGTACGTCTTGTACATCAGATCAGCGTTACGGTTGATCACGGCCGTGACGCGCTTGTTGAAGTCGGCCTGACCGTTGAACGTCACCTCAATCGACTCCACAGCGAAGTTCGTGTGGCGCTTGTACAGGATCTTCCAGAACGTGATCTGGGGATTGCCTGAGATGTAAATGTCCTGCGCACCATATGATACAAGCTGCATTAATCCGCCACCCATCTTTGTTTATGTCTTGCCACAAGAAAAAAGTTTAGCGACATGGGGACGAGCTCATTTTTCCCGCTAGAGTTAAAATTAAATATTATGTATTAAGTGCCAGTACTGCCAAACCCACCAGACCCACGACTGTCAGGGGCAGCAGGGAGCTCCTCAAGAGCATTCACAAAATGAATACACTTCCAAGGTAGCCAATTATGTTGAACTACTTGAAAGAGTCGACGACCAAATTCAACTCCATAAACTGAGGGACTAGGTTCCACACAATCAACTCGAGCGATCAATTCTCCACGATATCCAGCATCTGCCAATCCAATCTGATTAGACATACGCAAAGGGGTCAAAGATGTAGAAGAACGAGCAAGCAACAAATACGGTACGGGTTTCTCATTCTCATCCAGGGCAGCAAAATGTGCTCCCAGCTTCATTTCAACTCCATATGCGCGAGTGGTGAAATCAAGATTCATGGCAGGAGATAGAAGATCGAATCCAGAATCCGTCCAACGACGCTTTGTTAGATGCTGTTCCATTTCATCACGGAGTTGACTATCGGGGACCCAAACATAAAGACTCATTTGTTACTATTAAGCATGCTCCATGAAAGTCTTTAGGGGTAGAAAGGTAACAATAATAAAAACCATAGCCAAAAATTGAACTCCGATATCTGTGATCATGGAATTAAATGGCAATCTCCCTATTGCCCAGGAAGCAATAGAAGCAAGTGGATTGTGATTCTCTTTGCCAATACTGTATACTGCGAAGTATATGGCTCCCATGGCAGTTGGATTACGATCTGTCAGAAGAAGGGCGTACAAAATCACCAGCGTTCCAAGAAATTCAATAAAGTACCTATACATTATTATACAATGAGGTTTGTTGCCTCTCGAAGTTTACTAGCAATATGCGACCACAAAATTAGCAATCCCCAGTCCGAGAGTCGTAGTATTCCTACAACATTTCCTACAAAGGCTGGCGAGTCAATTTATATTCATCCTACTGCCCTAACTAATTTTATAAATAACTATCTTCCAAAACTTATTTTTCCATTTGTATTAGTTTCGGGAGACTCCGATACAACTGTCCCTACAGACGTTCAAAATCAGGCAAATATAATATTAAATCACCCTTTATTACTTGAGTGGTATGCCCAAAACTGTATTGGACCATCTGGAAAACTAAAACAGCTGCCTATTGGGTTGGACTTTCACACTCTCGCAGCTTCGAATCATTCTTGGGGGCCTCAACAATCTCTGGACTCTCAAGAGAACGATATTGATAGGCTAAAAAGTATACATCTTATAAAACAGATTAGTTGTTACTGTAACTTTCATTTTTTGCTGAATACTCGTTATGCCGTAGATAGGCGAGCTGCTATTGCATATGTTCCTCGATCTTTAACATATTATGAATCACACAAAGTTCCTAGAATAGAAAGCTGGAAAACTATGATTCAGCATAAATTTGTATTGTCTCCTCATGGAAATGGGTTAGACTGTCATAGAACCTGGGAAGCTTTAGCTCTCGGCTGTATTCCAATTATGCGATCATCTCCCTTGAATCCTATGTTTGAAGGATTGCCTGTTTTGATAGTAAAAGAATGGAGAGATGTTACTCCCGAATTACTAAATAATTTTCAACCAAGTGGAAGTCTTGAGAAATTACAACTTTCCTACTGGTATAAACTTATTCATCAATATAAATGAGATACCTCATAGCAGGTACATGCAGAAATATTACTCCTACTTGGGAAAGAGTTAAACAATCTCTTTTCCGAATATTTGACACTGTCAAAGACTATACATGTGTGATTGTTGAAAGTAATTCAAATGATAATACTCTTGAATTACTCAATTCTTGGAATGCTCCAAACGTTAAAATTTTGAGTCTTGGAAATTTGAGTGGTTCCAGAACTCAACGTATCGCAAGATGCCGAAATGAGTATCTAAAATATATAGACGGCCATGATATGATGCTTGTTGTTGATTTGGATGATGTATTAGTTATTCAGCCAAATTTTGAAGAGCAACTAAACTCGTGTTTTACAAGATCCGATTGGGATGGTATTGGATCAAACCGAACAGGAATATATTATGATCTATGGGCACTACGTTCTAAACAACTAGGTTTTGATTTTGATTGTTGGGATATGCTAGCAAGAAATGATAAAAAGTGGATAGGAAAAATCAAAAATAGCTATCAGCATTTTGTTGGCCAATATTTTAAAGTATTGGTTGCAGATGGAAGTTGGATAGAATGTCAATCAGCATTTTGCGGAATGGCATTATATAAGATTCCTTCTATTCGCAGAAGAGTATATGATGGAAATACAACTTGTGAACATGTATCATTTAATTCTGGACTACGTATGTTTATCAATACTAAATTTATGAGTGGTTAATAATGAATATAATTATTATTCCGTATAGAAACAGAAAAGAACATCTTGAGTATTTTTTGAAAAATAGTGTTCCTATTTTTGAAAAATATTTAAAACCATATAAAATTGTAGTCGTTGAACAGGGAGATAGTCAGTTATTTAATCGTGGAAAGTTATTGAATATTGGAATCTGTGAAAATTGGAATCCAGATAATTATTATTTTTTACATGATGTTGATACAAATCCAACTGACCTATGTGTCAAAGAAAATTATACTAAAGATGCAAGTAATACAATTATAGGTCTATATAATATCGGAAATTATGATACTCTTGGAGGCGTTATTAAAATTAAAGGTTCGCATTTCAAAGAAATGAATGGGTTTCCCAATGATCTATTTGGGTGGGGTTGCGAAGACAAAGCTTTAAAAAATAGAGCAGATTTTTTTAAAAAAAACGTTGTTAAGAACGTTTTAACAACTGATAATAATATTCCCACTTATTTTTATATTTTTAATGATAACCATGTAAGAATTCCGTCTCCTAATACTACGAATATTACTAATTTTGAATATTCAAAATTTCCAACATTATTCCGACACGATAAATCAAGACATATTTATAGTAGCGGACTTAATAATATAAAATACAATATTATTTCTAAAAATATTGAAAATAATATAGAATATATAAAGGTTAATTTATAGTATTTTTTTAGAAACTAAATGATACTGACATTCATTTTGAGAAACTCCATAAAAAGATTCAATAATATTGAAATTCAAAGATAGATAGTTCTTAAACTCATTCATAGTCCATTCTCTTACATGTGCGTTGTTTATTGGTTTTTCTAAACTTTTTCTACCATGATACTGAACCAGTCTCTCTCTACATGGTGTAGAAATTATATAGTATTTTGTGTTTATAGATAATAAAAACTTAATAAGTTCATTAGGATCAATTATGTGCTCAATCACATCAGAACAAATAACTAGGTCAGAAGACAGATCAACATATTTAAAACTATTTTCAGGATTTCCTGAATCTAACCATTTATGAGAGGGATATTTATTTCTAAGAAATGAAATACATGGTTCAGTTTCAATACCAATAGTATCAAATTCTCCAAGATAATTCATCAACTTAAATCCACTTCCACATCCAACATCTATAATACTTTTTAATTTTTTTTCTATCATTATTTTTTTAGAATAAAGATATACTTCTTTCTGATATTTATCAGTCTCATCTATGTCGATATAATGCGTAGGAGTATTGTTTATCTTATAATTTTTTGGTAAAAAGTATTTATCAACCATTTATAATAAGCATTTCCTATTTTAAATTCAATTATTACTCAAAGACCATTCTAGGAACAATATGCATTGCCTCCAACTCTTGAGACCACAACTTCACAGCATAAGGAATGGTCTTCATCTCAAACTGAGTTTGAACTCCACAGGTACCGCATGAGTAGATATTCTCTGCCTGATTCACTACTGCCAAATTTCCACAAGACTTACAAAATCCAGTCGTGAAAGGATCACTCACATCCATGAGTCGCTCTTTCGTGAACATTGAAATTCCATGAGAGATCATACAGTCACGCTCCATCTCCCCAACACGCAGACCACCATCGCGAGAACGACCCTCACAAGGCTGGCGAGTGAGAGATACGATAGGGCCACGGCTTCGAGAGTTGCCAGTCCAAACTGGAAGACCATTCCGTCTTACATAAAATACATTACCAGGAACTTCGAGACAATATACTTTTCCGTTGAATGGAACTACCGATTCAGACTGCCCATTCTGACTCTTATGATGCCCGTGATTGACAGCTGGGCGATTCTTTCCTCGAATGAATGCTAGTAGCCACAAATTATGAGTAGTGAAACCTGAATGATTTCCAATTGTATATGCAGTTCCAGCAGGAGTATGTATTCTCTTATTTGCAGACCACCCAGCGTGAAGAGCAAGCCGCTGAATATCATTAGCTAGCTTATCAGACGCAGTCGAGTATAGCAATGAGCTATTACACGTATGTCCGTCACTCAATAATAGTCCAGTGATAAGAGTCTGGCATTGTGATGCACTTAACTTCCAAACCCATTCTGGAAACTCTTTGTTTATAGCACCAACACTTAGTGGTCTCATGTAATTTCTAAGCTGTTTGTTTGAGATATCAAGTTTGCATGAATCTGGGTAATACTTGTATGAGATATTGAGTTTGGGAAGGCATTCTTCCAATGCAGATTTTACTCTAGATTTATTTGCAGCGAATGATACCTTCTTATCCGTACACCATCCGTCTCCAATCCACATTCCAAAGAATTTTAGCCAAGAATCCATATCAACTTTTAATTCTGGAAAGTCTCCATATGCTGGAAGAATGAACTGATAGTCTGCACAATTCCACTCTCCATCTTTCTGATACTTTACATGTTTTCCAATAATATCCTTTGCCTCATGCAGTCCATATCTCCATTCCTGCTTACGAGTATATGACTTTGCTACCCACATTCTGTGATTGAGCGTAGTTTTCAAACTTACCTGTTGTGATCGCAATTCATACATTTCTCCTTCATGGTCATACTCAAATGTATTAATAGGATTCTCATAAATAACCTCTCCATTTTGTAGTGTTGCAACTTTGTCCTCCAAAGTTACCTGATTAATTGACTTCCAACCATTTGTTGTAAGAACTTCGTGATCATCCGTTAAACAATGTTTTTTGTCAATCACCATGTGCTTCAAACGCTGGTAGAAAGTAGGACCCATGAAGATTTCTGACTCCATCATTTCTCCAGTCTGGCCGTTATACAGAATCTCATTTCCATACGGATGCATTCCGATACTTAGAAGCTGTTCCCGAATGTTATCGGACTTCAAATGAGAGTAGGGAGTTCCGTCGCCCAAAGTTCCCTTCTCGCAGCAAACCTTTCCATACATAGTTTCCATAAGCTGTGCAATAGTCATACGAGAAGGAACTGCGTGAGGATTCATGATTAGATCTGGGCGCAATCCCGTGGAAGTGTATGGCATATCTTCCTCGTTCAGCATGATACCGCATGTTCCTTTCTGTCCGTGACGAGAACTGAACTTATCTCCTACTTCAGGAACACGTTCTGAAACAACTCGGACCTTAATGAATGGATAGCCATCCGAGTTCTTATCCTGCCAAACGCCATCAACGCGACAGGTCTCTGAATTCTTGTGAGTCGTAGATGAGTCACGAAATGCATATCCATTAGGATCTGACTTGATACTCGTAACCTTTCCGATTACAATGTCATTCTCTCGAATCTGCGAATGAAGGGCAGGAACACCATTATCTCGAATAGCTCCATACGATCCAGTCTTGAAACCACGAGTGTTGTCACGGCGAGCCAAACTGAACTTCTCTTCCTTTCCAGATGCGATATTGCGGTGCTCTTCATCCTTGTAGATCGTGTAGTACAATGTACGAAAGAGTCCGCGCTTTACTGCACTACGATTGAGAATTACTGAATCCTCCTGATTGTATCCGCCATAAATACCAATCGCAACAATGATGTTATCTCCAGATGGCATGTCATGAGTCTTCAAAACATTCATCATGCGAGTCTCTACGAACGGACGCATGGGTGTACAAAGAATGTAACCGTTCTTATCGAGACGCTTTGCATAATTCCTTGCAAAGATACCAATTGCTTGCTTACCCATAGCAGATTGATATGTGTTACGAGGAGACTGATTGTGATCGGAAAATGGAATACTAGATGCCATATGTCCCAAAATCATAGTAGGATGAATTTCGCAATGAGTGTGCATGTTAGTTACATTCTCTGGTGTCATCGCAACCCGAATTGTCTCGGTTTCGCAGGGATCGACGTACTCAATACACGTACGAATCCAATCGTTCCAATCGGAACTAGCTGGAGGAGTCAGTACCTTACCGTTTTCAACCCGAAAGAGAGGACGAACGAAACGCCCACCATCACTTTCAATACTGATCAAGTTTTGAATAATGTTCCAAGTAATTCCAGTATGTGGATGTAGCTCAAACATCTTCTTCGAGTGACGAAGACTTTTTGTTACATTTGCGGGATCGTTTGTATATCCAATAATAACTCCATTCACAATAATCATAGTATCTCCACAGTGGTATGTGAGTGAATCAATCCACCTAATATTGGGAATCTTCTGAAGAATTCCAAGAGTAACAAATGCAGGACTGTGCTGTGTGATTGCAGAAAGCATACAGATTGACTTCACAATGCCAACAGAATGACCCTCAGGAGTCTCTACTGGGCACACGTAACCCCACGAGCTACCGTGTAACTTACGAGGAGCCAAAAGCTTACCAGATTTTTCAACTGGAGTCTGAATGCGACGCAAATGACTGATAGTAGCAGAATATGAGAGCCGATTCAGAACTTGAGAAACACCAATCTTTGTGGCGTTAGACATCGTAGGAGATGTACCGAGACCCTGAACTGTAAAGTTACCAGTAGCCAGCGCCTGCTTTAACTTTCCCTCGATAGTTGAAACCTTCAAAATCTTATACAAATTGTTTACATTTAGAACTTCCATAGGACGAGGCTCGCCCTTCTTCCAAGTATCATTGTTCACCTCATGAACAAACTTGCTTCGAATGTCCTTGCAAACCTTCTGAAACAGCTGCCGAAACAAATGAGTAAGAAGTGCCCCCGTGGTTACAATGCGCTTGTTAGGATATGCATCACGATCATCAATGTTTTGAAATCCCTGCTCTGTGAGAATAAGTCTGCGAATCATCCAACCAGTGAGAGCCATCTTACGCGCTTCAAGAACTCCCAATGAAGACGTATCTCCTCCAAATCGAACATGTGGGAGATATTCAGTCTCAAGAAGAGATCTTACATATCCTTTCTTGTCCTCAGAAGTAGTCCCATACTGTAGGTGATGAGTGAGATACTCAACGGCATCTTCGCGAGAGTAAATCTTTAACTCCGCACACTCCTTGAAAGAAGCAGTCAGAATGTTAACATGTTTCTCATCAACCTTCTTTCCCCATATAATATTTACAACTTCTTCATCAGTTTCAACTCCAAATGCTCGAAACATTACAATCAATGGAATGTCCTCACGAAAGCGAGGAACACAAAGTGTCATTGGATATCCGTAGCCATTGAACTTTGCGCTCATGCGAATTTCAAGCTTCTTTGGAGGAGTAGTAAATGACTCGTGAAGAGACTTCATCTCTGCTGAGAAGGTGTACTTTGGCGATGTCTTTTTGTTATAGAATATCATAATTCGATTATCTGCTACTTTCTCTTGGCAGAGAATTGTGCGCTCACTTCCATGAACTAGAAAGTATCCAAAGGGATCATACTGACACTCGCCAATCTCTTCCTTGGACATTGGAAAGTCCTTCATGATACAGAGAGAAGATCCAAGCATGACTGGAATCTTACCCAATGAAACTCCATCAAATACCTTGACAGATTCATCGAATTCTACGAATGTGGGTCCCTTGTATGTCCTGGCAGTGAATCGTACATCACAGAACATCTGAGCAGCATATGTGAAGTTACGAGCACGCGCCTCCTGAGGAAACATTGGCTTGATGCGACCAGTTGCTTCTTGAATGCGAGGCTTCATGTACGAAACATTCTCGCATGTCAAACGAAACTCATACTTGTATTTCTTAGTGATTTCATCTTGTTCATGCCAGACTACAATTGGAGCAGTTGAAGCAACAATGAGTGGAATCTTGTTACGAATAAAGTCTTCGAAAGACTCTATTTGATGATCCACTAGCTTTGCCACGCCTTGAGTTTGAAAATATGCTTCAATTGATTTCCAGTCCATGGTATTAAGTTAAGACGAGTTGGCCGTAAATCTATTCTTATTCGTTTTTAATAGAGATGGCTACAAAATTGGTTGTTACCAAGGTGGGAGCAGAACCTCCAGTTATTGCTCCAGAAATTCCTAAAGTAGCAGGAAAGAAGACTTTGAAAACCTATCCTCGCGGTGTTTTAAAGACTTCAAAAATTAGACCAGTTGCAGATCCTGCTAAATCTCCCCCTTTAAGAAAGACTATGAAGAGACATACAATTCGCCTAGTAACTGAAAAGGGAGTTCAACATCGTCGTCGTACAATTAAAAAGCGCGTTTCAAGAATGTCAAATGAAAAAGTTAAAAAGCTGGTTATCAATTCTGGTCTTCTAAAAAATACAAATACTCCTGTACCTCTGATGCGTGAAATGCTTGAAGGCGGTATGGTTGCAGGATTCATTTCAGTATAATAAATAATGACCAGTATCTGGGGACCACTGGGATGGATGACTCTTCATTCCATTTCAATTAATTACCCAGAAAGGCCAACTCAGGAAGACATTCAAACAGTAACTAGATTCATAGATAGATTTGGAGAATGTATAACTTGTCCCGCTTGCAAGGATCATTTTCAAGGCATTTTTTCTACATATAGTCGTTATAATCCAAATTGGGCTTCTAGTCGATACGAGTTATTTTTATTTGTGGTTCGAGCACATAATAGTGTTAATAAACGACTAGATAAGCCTATTATTAAAACTGTAAAAGATTGTATTCAAACTATGAGAAATAATACAACATATAATAGCTTTGCAGTATACCGCCAGAAATATATAAACCATGTTATTAAAAATTGGAATGCGTTTCAAGATAGTTCTGGTTTTATGATGGCCGCTATAGCAAAAGATTTAGATTATCTCAATAAAACATATTGGTCTCTTCGAGAAACAGATGTTAATACTCTAGAATTTCCAGAAGCAGATGTTATAACTCCTATTTTAGATACAAGTAGAGTTCCAAATTCATCACAATTTGGGATTTCTATTTCAAAAAATATCAATGTAAAAGTTGGATTTAAAGGGGGGAGACTGTCGTTGGGGAGTAAATAGGATTCCATGGCAAAGAAATACGAGGCTTCATTTCCCAATCGTGTCGTTTCATCCAAGGATTTCTAGTTTCAGTATATGTTTCATCAAGGTATAGAATTCGGCGCTTTGCGGTTCTCAGAGAAGCTTTTGGCATAATAAATTGTAGTTGAGTTGTCACATTAAAGGATAGTGGCAGCTCATCTATTTGAGTAGTTTCAATTTCACTAATTATACTTGTAATAAGAGGAGCATCTGCGTAAGGATATACCCAGTCCCAATTTGTAGGCTTGCTATTTTGAAAATAATCAAGTGACCAATGAAACGTTTTCCAATATGCTTCCACAACTGGAGTCATATTAGTAACTCCATCTAAAACATGTAGCCCATATTTTTTTATGAAAAGACTATCATCCTTAGCCATTAATGCTCGTTCCTCTGGGCGCTTACGCAATGCAATACGTTCTTTAAGAACTGAAATCTCACTTTTAGAGGCATGATTCAGAAATACATTTCTACCTTCTACTGTAAGAAGATTGGGTTTGCCACATTCAGAATACATATGAAGAGCACGATCATATCCACTTTCTCGAAGTGAAAACATAGCTAAATTTGGCATAAAATCATTTCCAAAACAAAGAATGGATAATGCAATATATTGATCAATAGAAATTGGCAATTGAGTTAGAAGGCTCCAAATAGAAAGTGTACTAAATTCTGCTATCTTCAATGAAGGATCGTTAAATTCTGCACTCTCTCGAAGAAGTGTCATTTTGTGAGGCATTGAAAGCTTGTGATGTTGAAGACAGATCAAAATTAGATCAGCATCCAACCCATAAATACAGATACTCTGTCTTTGCTTTTGCAGAATCTTTTTGAGTTCTAAAATTATCTTATGCTCTCCTTCTCCTGGAATTGAAGTTCCAGATACAATTGCGTAGGGAAACTTAGCCTTCAATGCAATGTCAAGATCTCTCATATACGGAGTGTCTGGCGATATCTGATTTCTATCAAATGTTCCAGATGACTCTTTCACGCACATACGGCGATAACGCTGCGATACAATTTTAGCATATGGAACAAGTCCATCTGAAGCAATAATAACTTGTTTGGCCTTACAAACATTGGATAGTATATAATCCAATGCTTCTATGACTGAATTGATAGGATCTTCATCTTTTAAATAACGATGAATTAAACAATTAAAATCGATACATAGTACATCGACCTCTTTTGCTGCATTTTTCTTAATCACTTCAAGGATTCCCGAGTGTGACTTTATTAAACTTGCGAAGTAGAAGGGGATACCCATATCTAGTTATACTCACGAAATGTTAAAGCTTTATAGTATAATAAATGTGGTGGCTCGCAATTCTACTGTTTATACTCGGGATTCTTATCTTCGCGTCTCAAATGAAAATCTCAACAAAGCCATGTTCTCAATGTCCGAGACAGAAGGAGACATTTCAATCATCATAGAAAAAACTATATCTAAGTATAAATGTTTAAGAAGTTGGTAGCCTTGCTTCTTTTCGTGGCGTTTGTTCCTGGAGTTGTCTTCACATTTCCTGCGAGATCAAGCCGCATGACGGTTTTGTTGACTCATGCGGTTCTTTTTGTTCTTGTAACGCATTTTATAATGAACGTTCTTCGCGAACCTTTTGGAAACTATGGTCCAGCTGGATGTGCTCCTGGATTCAGAATGAATGCAGATGGAGTTTGTAAGCCCGATCCTCTTTGCACATCTCCTTCATGCACAACACCAGGAATTAAAGTAGCTACTAAATAATGTTGGCCTTAAACACATTTTTTCTTTGCAGTTTGGGAAAATATTTTTACGACTCTGCTACCTGTAAACCTGCTGTGAGAAAATCTAGAGTTGTATCTGGTCACTATGATGATTTAGAACCTCTAAATAATATATCAAATTATATGTCTAAAAAATTTGATCGAAAGAAAAAGGCACTTCATATTTGGACAGAGGATCTTGTAAAACAAACTGTATATTTTGATATAGAAACAATAAGGACAAGCAATACAATTATTGATAAAATAAAAGATATATATCCTGACTCTAAAATAATTAATATTAGAGAAACTGATGAAATTTATTTAGCGGTTTCTCCAAAAGATGCAAAAAACTCAGATAGATCTCTTGTAGACTGCCATTACGACAGTCCGTTATCTTTATTTAATAATGGCGTTTCGTTTTATAGAATCATAATTGCTTGTGATGAAAATGATACCGTTACAACTACATTTCCAAATGACGATATTCGTGTAAAAATGACTACTGGAGATTTCCATGGATTAGATTATAATAAAGACTATCATTGTGTTGAAGGCAGTATACCTGAAAATAAAAAAAGAGTTTTATTAAAATTACATTATTTAGTTGTTCCTAATAAATTTGGCGATGGTTCAATTTCAGAAATGTTAACAAAAAATGTAAATATTAAATGGACAAAGTATAGTAGATATTCTATGAATGTATCCGCTGAGCCTAAAACCATTCTTGATGAAATTATTGGCACCACAGTAGATATTTCAAGAAAAATCTTTAATAAGTTATAAATGTATGTTACATTGGTAAAAGTTTTATTATTTTGTATTCTTGTACCTGGCGTTGTGTTTCGTTTATATCCTCGCGGAAGTATGGTTGAACAAACACTTATTCACGGATTAGTATTTGTGGCGCTTATGCATGTGATATATAAGAATTACTTTGAATACTTTGGTAATCCAGATACTCGAGTAAATCCTCCCTGTCAGAAAGGATATCATGCCAATGATGCAGGAGATTGTTTTGAAACTCCTGGAGCAAATGTAAGAGTATAAACATTACATGAAAAAAATAGTATGGATGAAGACGAGGAGATTGCTCTAGTCGTCGCAATATTAGTTTTTTCACTTACAATTGGATGCACAATCTATATCATATATGATTTTTGCAAGAATATACCTCATGCAGATGAGCTAGAATCTATTGTGTAACAAGTCCAGGCATGTCAAAGTACTCCGAACGAACAACCATAACAACCTCTCGCTTTCCGTCAAGTGGAGTGTTGCGAGTGTAACACCAACAATCCTTCTTTGTAAATGTTCGCATGAGATGAGAAAAGTCAGGACTGCTCACAAAATTGTGTACAGTCGTGTCTGAATCGGGAAGATAGTCTACAGTTCGAGTGTTTCCTCGTGTCGAGTAATTGTATGTGAATAGAACTACTCGATTCTCTCCATCCTCTGCCAGATTAGCGTACTCCTGGCACTTAGCCACGCGCTTGAAATTGATCTTTGAAATTGCCCACTGATTTGCCTCCATTCCGATGCTATTAACGAAATTGATCAAAAACGATCCGTTTTCAATCAAGAATTGTAATTACAAGAATGGCGATAGTATTTGTTCTAGAAGAAGATGAGGAGTTAATAGATGATGAGATCTCTCAGGAAATGGAGTTTTACTATGAATATCTGGAATACCTTAACGACTTCGACTATTAAATTTTATAAACCTAGAAATAAAATGTGGAAGTATCTGTTGCTCACTGCACTGACGTTTTTCCTTCTGACTCCTGGCGTTGTTCTCACTCTCCCTCCTGGCTCATCTCGTACCACCGTCGCCGCCACCCACGCCGTTCTGTTCGCCCTCGTCCACAAGGCAGTTCATGTGTATCTTGGTAGATTTTTGCGTTAAACTATCTAAATCTTGAATACCCTCTTTGAACCTGTCTTCTTATTTCGGCATCATTAGGGACCGTATTCATATATACTACATTATCTTTTACAGTAACAAGTTCATCTAACTGTTTAATAATTTCAGGTTCCACTACAGGCTCCTTTACAGGCTCCTTTACAGGCTCCACCATTTCCTTGACAACACTCTCTACTTCAGTCGAAGGAACTTCTACAGATACTTCTGACATTTTATTATGAATCAATAGAATCCTTGAAAATGGATTTAATCCTGATATTGGTTCAAACAGTATCAATAATCAAAATGGACACAGTTTATATCACAGAGCTTTCAAATGATGATGGCGTAGTTGCCATCAAAGCTGGTTGGACAGACCAACCAATCGAGAAGAGGATGCAGCAGTTGAACAACGAGTTTAACAACAGGTTTAATGTTAAGCTTGTCATGAAGAAGAAGATGCATAAGGCACGTGTTGTCGAAAAGGCACTTCACCGTGCGTTTGTGGACAGTCGAAAGATTGTCTTCAAGAAGTTCGGTAACAGCCGCGAGTGCTACAACACGAGTGCTAAGGCGGAGATGATGATGTTTGTTGATAAGTACTATGACTGGGTCGAGGACTTGCTCAAACTGAACTAACAAATTCCCAACGCAAATAATCGCAGATTAGTTTCCAAATCTGATCGTGAGCTATAAGTCTGTCTCGAGACTTTAGAAGGGGGAAATAGACTTTATATTCATCAAGTTCCAGCAGTTCGAAAAACTTGAAAAGAATGTAAGAATAAGATAGAAAATTTGTACGATCATCAGGACAATACAGTAGAAACGGCGCCTGTATTTCCTGAAACATTGCTCGTATTTTTTCTTCAATTTCTGGGGTGATTGTTGGAGGCGGACAGCCATTGAGTCGAGAGAGGATGTGGGTTGCGTGCTCATAATACTTAGATCTGTTTAACTTCTTTAAAATCTCTCTCATATCTTTTTCAACCAGCTGAGCGATGTTTCGAATACGTCGTTTTTTAATTTCAAGAACTACCTCATTCATAACTTCATCTGGAATGATTGTAGATTCCTTTGCTTGAAACTGATTCAGAATTTCATTAAGGTGATTAATCTTCTTATATGCATAATTATTTCTCTCTTTCGGTGCATCTTTAAAGCTAGGAAAGTCAGAAACAACTAACATATATTCTTCCGAGCCACACTTAGGACATACAAGCATTCCTTCTTCAGATAGCTCTTCACGGGCTATGTTACAGCGTTCACAATGTTCGATGACAATTTGCTTTTGCTCGACATCTACATTCATCTTCATACGAGTTGTGTATTCTTCGTACAGCTGTTTCTTTGAATGCCCAGATACATCATTTGAGGTTTTTAAATACTTAATAAATGTGTTTTGATCAGCGGGAGTTACTACCATTGATCTGGCCTTATCAGAAGAATCATAATACTTCAGCATAATATCCACATTTTTCAGATAATAATCCGTAAGAGGATTCTCTTGATTCAATCTAGTTTTAATTGAAGTTAATTCTTCTTGAAGTTTGGTTACTTTTATAACATCATTTAATGCCGAAGATACTCCAATAGTATTCAATTCTTCAATTATCTGGTCTGCTCGTTCTTTCAGATCATTTAATCCAATTGTAGTATTCTTCATCGTTGTAATAATATTTTGATGAATTGAATCTAACGTCCCAGAAATAGGTTCTACATTTTTATGGGAAGTTTCTCTAGTTTTACGAATGCGAAATGTATCGCTCATTTTATTAACTAAAACACTTTGCTGAAAACAGTAAGCCAAGCAAAATAACTGCAATTAAAACGGGAGTACCAGAATGTGATGAATAATTTGTGAATGATTCTGTTTGAGCACACATAGAGTTATCTACTTTGGTACAGTATGCTGGATCAAAATCTGGGCTTAAACTAGTAGTCAAAAATTGATATTGACTTCCAGATGATACGTTACACTTGTAACACTCGCACGGAGGAGAGCTATCGGAAGCTAATGCCTTAAACATGTAGAGAGGATTCAGTCCTTCAATATCTCCAAGAACTCCAGGAATTAATCCATTGAAATCAGTTCCAATTTCACTCATTGCTGCAGGAACTAACTCCGCTCCATTTGCAAGATTGCTAATGTAGTTGTATCTTGATTGTATAGAACCATCTGATGCAGTACACGTGCCTCCAGTATTTACAAAGTACTGATTTCCAAGAGGAGGATCTCCAGAAATCAACGTCTTAACATATGTTCCTATTGCGCTAGCATTATTTCCGAGCTGACTAAATGTTCCATCTGATCCAACGCCTAACGAAGATGGGCCAGGAATATGATCAGCATAACTATATGAAGGACCCAAAATGTCAGTTTGAACATCTCCTCCATTAGAAATATCCGACCAGAGCGAGTTTTTACCTGCGTCTGCCATTATCAATGAAAACGAATACATTTTTTGCGAATTTGAAGTGAGCAATGGAATACAAGGGAGTTCACAATACTCATCTGCATTACGCAACAATTACTAGGCGTGGCAAGGTTTTAGCGACATCTAGGAATAGGATTGGCAGTAGGTCTCGAGGATGTGGATGGGGCGATCAAAGCTTACACGCGGAACGAGCAGTTGTGAAGAGTCTTGGTGATACTTCACAACTTCACGGTTGTATTCTTGAAGTTGTCCGAGTTAACAAACACGGAGAATTTCTTAATTCAAAACCATGCGAAAGCTGTACTAAGTTTCTTGAAAAGTGTATGAAGGCACACGGTCTTCTGAAAGTATTATATTCAGTAAGTCCTCAGATTAATGAACTACCGAGCATTCCAAAGACATATGCTACCAAAACTGCCACTCCTGCGAGAATAGCGGCTCCCATGTAGGAAGGAACTCCTGCCGCAGTGTATGTATTAGGAATGTATTGAAGAATCAGAGAACGAGGAGTAGAAAGAGAAATCAGAATAGCCGCCAGAAAGAATCCAAAGTAAAGCATCGCACTTTTTACAGCTTGTTTTGCATAACTAAACGAAGCATGGTTGGATGCAGGGAGAGAGGGAGTGGATACAGCACGCTGAGGAGCACTGAAAGGGTCTCCTCCTCCTGTTACCAACGGAGCGTATGTAGTTCCCTGAGAGTGGTTCTGAACAGGACCATCTCCAAGCAGTTCCCGTAAATCTGTCGCACCTTCCATGTTTATTTAGAAGTGGGTATTTCACATTTACAATCCTCCGCATGGTACTTGAAACACTTACCCCCATATTTTACTGCATTTTTTTCCACATCTGCCACTGGCATAGCAAGAGTAGGTATCGTTCTAATTGGTTTATGAAATAACATAACTGCAATTCCCATACCAATTAAAAATGATATAAATGGAATACTTCTCGCACTACGAAGTAACCCGACAATCTTTGCGATTATCATTTATATTGAGAAGCAAGAGAAGTTGCGTTTGATGGACAAGGCACTTCTGTTGTTGTAAATTTTATACAACCAGTTTGAGTCCGCATAACAGACTTATCGTGAGGAAGAGGAACTTTCATTTCAGGTCTCGCCGAAGGTTCAAATACAGATACAATCAACAGCCCCACTAACGCGCCAACAAATAGCCACAATAGTGATAGCATTATTTCATTGTAAAGCGAATATTACAACTCCTGGAGAGCCATTTGTTGTTATAGTGCTTGTTGGCATTCCACTATTTAATCCATTAACTCCAAAGTATAGATCAGGATTAAAACCACCCTCTCCGCCACCTCCAGTAAACACTAGACTTGTTTGTCCTCCACCACCAGCACCATAACCTGATCCAGAATATGCGTCGATATAAGTTGAACTAGAAAAAATTGAAATTCCAGCACTACCACCAAGTCCTCTTCCAATAAGATTGTCTGGCCCTGCTGTAGATGTCGGTGTTCCTGCAGGCATAGATGACCCACCTTCGGCAATTGCAACGCCTCTAATTAAGGTTGAAGTATCAAAGAATATAGAATAACTTCCATTTTCTACAGTAGAAACAACTATTTGTCCAGCCCTACCTCCGTTACCAAAAATACCTGGTATATTTCCTCCAGGACCAACAACAACTGCATTTCTTACTCTTGAATTTTCTATTGTTATATTTGCAGAAGCAGTAAATCTAAAATAGTATACTCCATTTATCACATTTAATGGAGCATAACGAGTTCCAGTATTTGTATTAAAAATAATTGGAGATGAGTTTAATGTAGGGCGAATGAATGTATTACATGGACATCTTATTACATAATTTAATTGAGTATAATTTGCAGAACATCCGTTAGCAGAAAGAAGTGGCAATGCATTAACAATTCTTCCTGGTTGCTGTATCTTTTGTTCGTTAGCTTCTACGCGAGTTCTAATCTTGCTAGTGTGCCTCGCAGCGCTCATTACTTTATCTTATTTTTTAGTTTCAGCTTTCAACTGTTCAAAAAGTTTCTTCGCTTCTTCTACGCTCAAACCCCGATAGGCCATCTCCAACTTCAGTTTGAGGAATTTGTCCATACTCTGTGATGGGAACATTTCTTACTGCGTTATTCCATAGACGAGGTTCAAAATTTATCTTTTTAATCTCGGGCTTAACAACTCCATAATTCTTAAAAATAAAGAACAAAAATGATCCCACAAATAGAAACAATATTCCAATATTAAACCACCATGAGAAAATTGAGTCCTGAAATGACTTAACTTTTAATAAATTATTCTCTATTTGCGATACGTTATCTTTCACTAAATGAAACATCTCTACTGAAACACAAGAGAATACAATGTCATCTTTAACCACAGTATACTTTATAGGTATTCTGTTAGCAAGTATAGCAGGTATGGGCTCTGCCTTTGCCTCAAATATGCTTAAATCTAAGGAACCCGAGAAGGAACCCGAGAAGGAACCGCCTCTTGCGATTCAAGACAAATCTCTGAATGAAGAGCATCTAAACTTTGGAAAGGGTATTACTGAATTTATTCAGACTCCCGTGGAAGATTGGAGATTAATTGCCAATTCTCCAGGAGAACTACGAAAGAAGTACCGTGATACTATGACACATACCGATCAGGGCAAATGTCCTACACGTCTTCTAGAACTATGTAAGTTAGTTTCAATTAAATATTCGAATATGAGAAATTTTATTGAAGGGAATGAGTATTCGCCTCTGGGAGATCAAACACAGGAAGCTGTTGCGATTCTTTCTGACAATCAATAAATTGGACTCCCAATTTATTGAAAACTCGAATTACATTTGTATTTTGAAGTTCATGTAAGCAAATGGTTACGTCTTTTGTTCGCGTTGCTAGTAAAAGACGTATACATTCATAATGTTCCTGTGGTTTCAATGTATTCAAACAGATCATTAATGGAACATGTTTATAAATTAAATGTTCTCGAATTAAATCCATTGACTTTTTAGTCATATGTTGTTAAAACTCTCGCAGAAGGATTTGTTATATTCCCCGACCATTTGGGCATCCAGTATCTAGGAATTGCATCAACATTTGTCCCATAATACTCTGCAAACTTATCGTAGTAGTACTTTCTTTCATCTCCCAAATGTTCTTGGATAATTTGCCACCATGATTTTTCTTTAACTGAAACTCCATCGGAAAATGCCTCCTTCTTTCGCCACAAAATCTCTGGAGGAAGATATCCAGTAAATGCTTCGCGAATTAGATATTTTTCCTGTCTATTTTTATCAAAACGCAGTGCAATGGGAATACTCATATAGTAGTTGACAAAATCACGATCTAAAAACGGAGTACGAGGTTCTAATCCATGACCGCTACAACATCTATCTGATCTCAAAACATCAAATGCATGAATCTCTTTTAGAAGACTTACCGATTCATTATGAAAATCTTGAAGACTTGGAGCATTCTGGTGATACAGATATCCTCCACAAACCTCATCTGCTCCATCTCCATTGAAAATTACAATAGATCCTGTAATCTTTTTACAAACTAAATAATTTCCAACACTTGCTCGAATACTTGTGATATCATATGTCTCAGTAACTCGAATCACTTCATCGATGGCTTCAAGAAATTCAGAAGGTTCCACAATAAATTCATGGTGATCAGTTTTCAAAAAATCGGCTACAATTCGAGCATATTTCAAATCGGGGGATCCAGCAAATCCAATTGAGAATGTTTTTAAAGGAATTTCTGCTGGCAGATATTTGCGAACTAAAGCAGTAATTAAACTTGAATCAAGACCTCCACTCAACAGGCATCCTACAGGTCTATCTGTCATCATGCGTTTTTTAACAGCCTTGTTCAAAAGTGAATGAATGTTTTTAATAACATTTTCTTTTGAATCGGGAAGATCGTGCCAAGTATAAAAAAAGTATTCAGTTATGGTTAACGTATTATTTTTTACAACTCCGCAACATCCAGGAGGAAAGCGTTGTATTACCTTATCTGCTAAGACCATACCTTTCACTTCACTTGAAAATTGAATATTCCCATTCTCTGAGAAAAATAAAGGTCTTACTCCAAATCTATCTCTTCCCACATACATAATTCGGTTGACAATATCCCAAATTAGAAACGCAAATACTCCATCAATTTGTTGACATGTTTTGGTAAGTCCAAACTTAGAAAAGTAAGGCAGAATGCATTCGCAATCACTTTGTGTAAGAGGACTATATCCAATTGATTTTTCTAAGTCTTTATGATTATAGATCTCTCCATTGCAAATCATTACATAGTTTCCATAATACATTGGTTGAGAACCGTTTGTTATACCATTAATAGCAAGTCTATAAAAATCCATATGTACGACAGAGTCAGTGTACGTTTTGTACTCATCTGGCCCTCTCGCAGTTAGTTTTTTACTGTTATGGATTGACGTATTAAAAATACAATAAATCCCACACATTATTTATAGTACTCAGTATGCGTTTAACTTCTGAGCGTATGGATTGCTTTGGTGAGCACTCAAAATTTCAGGATGATTGCGCTGACTATCAATTTCTTGCTGTAGAGGTTCCTTGTATCTGTAAGAGCCCATATGTTCACTAGATGAATTGGTCGCAACAACTGGCGACATAAAGCGAGTAGCTTCCGATAGAACAG